GTTGTATTGCTATCTATATCCGTATCACCTCTATCATTAAAGTTATCTTGATAAAATGTAGTTAATTCAGATTGAGGACAAGATACTGTCCAAGAAGATAAACCAATACCTCTAAACCACCAACAATTATCAAACATTTGACCCATATATGTTGGGTCTGTGATAGTCCATCCACTTATATCGGGATTAAATCTTAGACATCTCATAAACATACGGTCTAATGTCATTCCATTACAACTAATAGGTTTAATAACATTCCAATTTTTCATTTCAACAACACTATTATTCATTACATCTGTAGTATATGGTACATAGTTTTGTGCACCACCACTAGTTATATTATACCCGAAAGCTTCATAAAAAGTTAAGTATAAACCATTACTATCGAGTCCCGTATCATCTCTAAAATTTACAAAGTTACAATCATTCATAATAAAACGACTATTCATACCAAGGCGACGACAGCATCTAAAAGTATACTCCATATTAGTGACCCATGTGTAGTCCCACCCCCCTATTGGTGAAACAAAAGTATGTGTATCAGTTTCTTGTGTATTTGAACCCCAAATAGCATGTTTTAATATAGGACTTTCTGCCAATTTAGTACTTTCATCATTATTCCAGATTTGTGCAATTACTGGACTTGATTCATTATTATTTCTATGTCTTCCTGTAACATATACTTTATATGAAGCATTAGAATCTAATTTTACATCTGCTTTCCACCATATATTCTCTATTGAACTTCCATTATCATTACCGTTCTTAGAATGCCAACAATTACCCAAATTACCGTCAATTGCCTTGGCTGCTGTATTAGACCCCATATTTGAAGATGAGTTTGGATTAGTTAATGTAAGATATTCTCCAGTATCTACGTTTTGTAGTTTGATTTCTGCTATAATTACATATTTTGCACCATAAGGACCTTGATGAGGCGAACCGATTATTTTAAGCTTAAAGTTCAAATTGTTTGGTGTTTGACTAATATTTATATCCGTTTCTTTACCCAAAAAATAGCAATCTCTAAACATAGATTCCATGTTGTATGGTAATTGTTTAGGGGATTCAACTATCCACGAAGAAAGACCAATACCCTTGAAATTGTTACATGACTTAAAGAAATTGTTTAGGTCTGTTGGGTCAGTTATAGTCCATCCGCTTACGTTTCCATTAAATCTGGAACATTCTTGGAATGTATTGCTAATATCTAATTCATTACAACCACTTGCTTGACCTAATTTCCAGTTTTTAATTTCAACAAGCTTCTGCGTCACAGTCCAGTCAAATAGTTTTTGAACCTCCGTATCTGTAAAAGCGGTTCTCTTAATGTAAACTTCTGATAATTCAGCGTTATCATAAGATACACCATGGTTAGGACTGAAGCTTGATTTCCCAAGCCATATGTTTCCAAAATTATAAGACATATCGTCAGTGGCAGGTTTAATTCGACCGTACCATTTTAATTTACCCTGAATATATAGTTTTATTAGGTAATAACCATCTGCTTCTCTTTTAAAAGTCATTGTAAAATGAATTCCTCCGTCTGGAAAATAAAGAAACTGTGGTCCTTCGCTTTGAGGAGCAGTACTGACTGAATCACCATTCGGTAAATATCCAAAGTAATTACCGTATTCACCCTCAATTATTTCTGCCCAATTCCCGCCCTTATGAATCTGAACTTTACCTTTGTGTGCTTGCGATTGAGTATTAATTATTTGTATACATTCATGTGTTCCTCTTCCGATTTGTACATAACCTTTCCATCCATTTGTTCTGGTCTGTTTATAATTAACCCAAGCTATAGTCATTTCAGTATTACTGGATGTTATATGGTCTTGAATATGAATAACATTGTCATTATTAGAATAAGGAACGGTTGTATATGAATGAGACGCGAATAAATCATAAGTTCCACCACCGCCATCGTCAGTACTAGTTATTCCATATCCGAAAGAACGATAAAACATATAGCCGTTGTGGGTGGAGGAGGAATAATCCGTATCATCTCTAAGATTTACAAAATTACAACCATTCATAAAAAACCCACCATATCTGCCAATGCGCTCGCATTGGCGATAACAACCATCTACATTACTTACCCAAGTATAATCCCAAGTACCTGAAAGTTTTTCTATATTTTGTATAGTTGTACAAGCATGTGAATAAGCTCTCACTAATCCTATTGTTCCATAAAAGGGAGACCATGATAAACCGCTTGAAGAATGTGGAAATCCGCCAATCGCAAAACCTTCACCCAGAGTTGTATTTGCGTTATTATTAAAAACATGACTTTCCATCATCCATTTTCCAGTTACTGGGTCTTTTAAAAACAAATAACCAGTCTTAGAAGAGGTATCATAACTACAAGCAACAGTGGTTTCTATATTTGCAGATACCCTAAAATTACTATGTATATCATCACCGTATAACATAATACTTAATGCATGTTGATCATCACTATTTCCGCCATACGAGGCACCATTACGAATTCTTAATCCGAATGCCTGAGAATTGGCTGTTCCTCCATATCCAAAAATAAATTGAGTCTTATTATTACCAATTGCCTTTGTTACAGTAGTATTGATTGTAGCAATAAATGTACGCGATGAATTACCTAATATTCCCGCTGATGCTACATCAATTTGTGAACTTAAGTCAATACCACTGGTTCCATCAAAGGTGGTTCCAGTTGCATCATAATTAAATACAACTCCACATTCCCCAACTACATTAGAAGTTACTAATGGAAGTTCTACTGTATTTGCTATTGAATTCCCATAATCATATGTATTACTATTATCTCCAAAACTACCAGTAGATAATATATTAGTAATATGATCCTCATATAATTTGAAACTATCAATCTGTGTTCCTGTATCTAAATTTGTAACAACAATTTCCATACCTAAAAAGCGGTTGTGATAATTATCCATTCCAATACTTATACTGGAACTGGTTGTAGATATATCAAAAGTGACACCATATCCCGAATTTGCATTAGTAGTGTTTGTACCGTTAAATATATCCTTTCCACTAAAATGTGAAATATAATTATTTGGATTTGTGGTAACATTTGTAACAGATATTGGGTTATTATTTGTATCTCTAACATTTATAGTTTTGAAATATATAGGGTTACCAAGACCCCCATATCTTGAATCTCTTGTAATAGATATTCGGATATTTGAAACATATGATTGACTAATATCGACTCTAGTTTCGTTACCAAGTTTTGGACAATCTCTGAACGTGCAATACATTGAGTATGGTAATCCCCTGGGGGAAGTAACTGTCCATGTAGAAAGACTACTGCCTGTAAACTGGAAGCATTGATAAAACATTTCCTCCATGTTGGTTGGGTCTGTGATAGTCCATCCCCTTAAATCTCCATTAAATCTTTTACATTGATAAAACATATCCTCTAAATTTAAGACATTAAAACCAGTTGCTAGACCAATATTCCAGTATTTCATTTCAACAACGCTATTATTCATAATATCAATAGTATACTCATCAGTAATATCGTACCCGAAACATTTATAAAAAATGCGCCGCATACAATATTTATTAGGGTCGTCTTCTTCTGAAACTCCAGTATTTACAAGATTACAATTATTCATAATAAAACTGCTCTCCTTACCAAGACGTAGACAATTGGCAAAACAAGCTTCCATACTACTTACGTAAGTATAGTCCCAAGTACCACCACCACTAATATCACTAATATTTATTGGTGTTTCGTTACCAAGACGTTTACAATTCCTAAACATGTATTTCATTGAGTATGGTAATTGATTTGGTGAAGTAACTGTCCATGTAGAAAGACCAATACCTTGGAAATAGTCACAATACTCAAAAAGATTCTCCATATTTGTTGGATTTGTAATGGTCCATCCACTTACGTTTCCATTAAATCTGTAACAATCATGGAACATATACTTTAAGCTTAATTCATTATAACCCGTTGCTGGAGCAATATTCCAGTTTTTCATTTCAACAACACTATTCTCCATAACTTGGACTGTGTAGCGGTCAGGGTAGACATCACTCTCGGTATCAATATTCTTTCCGAAACCATCTACAAACATAGAGCGCAGACCAGCATAGTCTCTAAGATTTACAAAATTACAATTATTCATAATAAAACGACTATTTCTACCAAGTCTTAGACAGCCTCTGAAAGTGGACTCCATATTGCTTGCGTAAGTATAATCCCAACTACCTGGAAGGTCTTCTATGTTTTGAATACTTGTACAAGCATGTGAATAGATTCTTACTAATCCTATTTCTCCATTGAATGAATTATATCTTGTAACAACAAAGCCATCTGGGTCAGTCCAATTTCGTGGATAAGCACCTATCATCAATCCTTCAGCATTAGATGTTGCTAAAACATTTCCATAATTTGCGGAATTAGCAAATGTAGTTGTACCCATTTGCCATGTGTCATTTGTTGGGTCTTTTACAAATATATACACATTTCCAGTACTATTGTCATAACTTACCGCAATTGTTGTTTCAACATTTCTATCTATTATTAAAGCAGATGGAGGATTGTTTATGTACGCGTCATTGCCTCTTGCACTTACAAATACTACAAATTTTCCCTCTTCTTTCGAGCCGCCATGACTGGCTTTATTACTCAATTTAATAGAGAATCCAGTATTGTTCCCCCATCCCCCATAACCAAGTATAGTTTGTATGCGGTCGGGCCCTGCGGGCCCACCTAAGGGGCCTGCGAAAGTTGTCTTCAAAGTAACTATAAATGTACGACTTGCGTTTCCAGTTATTCCGGATGCATGAACATCGAATTGAGAAGATGGAATAGCAATTGCATTCGATAGGTCTGATGAAGATTCGTTAGTATACGGTCCATAAAAAGTAGTTCCAGTTGTGTCATATGAATATATAACTCCGTTTGTTTGAGATGATTGGCTAATATCTATTGGTGTTTCGTTACCTAAATCTTGAGCATCTGTAAATGCGTAATACATTGAGTATGGTAACTGTTTAGGGGAAGTAACTGTCCATGTAGAAAGGCCAATACCACGGAAATCATGATTATTGCGAAACATTTGGTCCATTTTGGTTGGATCTGTGATAGTCCAATTGCCAACATTTGCATTAAACTTTGGACAACTATAAAAGGCTCTATATAGATTGAGTTCATTCGTTGTATTTGCGGAACCAATATTCCATCCTGTTAAAGATACAGTTCCAATAGTATAATTAGTATCCGCATTTTTTCCGAAAGATGCGGAAAAAATGTTTTCCAAATTATTACAATTACTCAAATTCCAGTTGTTTATTGTTAAATTAGCATTATTAGCTAAGTTGGAACATTGAGTAAACATAAATGAAATATCTGTGGCATTAGAAAAGTCCCAAGAACTAATATCAATATTTGTTCCATTACCAAGATTATAATTCCAAGCAAACATTCTATATGCAGAAAATGATGTATTAGAAGATATAGTCAATGATGATAGACCATTTCCACGAAATTCTACTAAACCGTGGAACATATATTCCATATTTGTTGGATTTGTGATAGTCCAATTACTCAAATCAAAATCAATTTTAGAACTTTTGGAAAACATATACGACAAATCACCTCCAACATGCCATCCATCTAATGAAACAGAGGACATAGAATATGCAGGCTTATCCAGATATTCAATTTCACTTATATTCATACAAGATTGATTAGAAACTTTAATTTTACCAATATTTCCGCTGAAAAAATAGTCGCCACCAGAAACTAATGGAAATGCGCCGAGCATAAGTCCTCTACCATCATGGCTTGCCGAGCCTACTGTAGGTGATGTTGTATTTATTGTAACAGGATATTGAATTGTTTCAATTTGCCATATTCCAGTTGTTGGATCTTTAACAAAAAAATAGGAAACATTATTTTGGTGACTAATTGCTACAACAGTTGTAACCGTGGGACTAACTGTTAGATTTGATGTAGTAATTGTATGGTCGTTTACCCATGATTCTAAATGACCTGAAGCACTTATGCGTAAAGAATATGCTGTACCCGAGTATGAGGCTTGTTCAGTTCCACAACCATAACCGAATATTGTGCCGCCAGCAACTCCATTCCAATTAATAGTAACTATAAATGTTCTATCGTTTCCCGCATTCACTCCAACATTGTATCTATTTACTGTTCCGTCGGTTGTAACATCATACTGAGAATGTAAATCAATACTTGTATTTCCATTAAAAATTGTACCAGTAGCATCATAATCAAATATTATTTCCCTTCGCTCAATACATCCAAAACTTTCATAAAACATTGCTGAACAATTATTACAATTGGATAAGTCCCAGTTATCAATAGTAACATCGAATCCATCACCAAAATCAGGTGTGTGATGGAACATATTATTTACCGAAATAACGTTGATAACATTCCAACTTGAGATATTAAATATTTGATTATCTGATTTTTGTAAGTCAAATGTGGCATTTTCAAAAGCACTGACAAGAGATGTATTAACACGAATGGATGGGGCATCTGTGGCACTGATTTTACCTTTGAATCCATAAAATTGTGTACCATATGAACACAATGGAACTGAGCCAAATTGAGTAATATTAAGTGTTGGATTAGATGCCAATGAATTTCCAATTTCGGAACTACTTGTTATTAAATCACCAATCTGCCAATCTCCTTCTTTAGGAACATCATTTAATTCATCATCACGATTTGTAAACTTACAACCGTGTATTCCATTACCATTATTAAAAATTTGAACCATTCCATTATAGATAACTGAGCTATTTCTGGATACAATAACTTTTTTTGTCTCAGAATTACCACTTGTTGGATGAGAACCAAATACATTGGTCCATGCTGTTTTGTCATAGTAGAAAAATTTGCCATCTGGTTCAGCAGCTTTTATCGTAAAATACTCTATTTGAGAAATATTAAGTGATACTTGATGCCATCCTAAAGTTGGAACTTTAGAAACAGCAATTGCAAAAGATTGATATGTATCAACAGTAGGAGTTCCTAAAGAATAAGAGAGGCCTGTTGTGCCTGGTGCATTAGAATTAGTTTGTGTCATAATAAGCTCCCAAGGACTTGTAGTCGTTTTACGACCATAAATGTTCCAATCTTTCGGCCATCGTCTTCCTCCCTCATGTGCACTGTCCGAAACATTTATATTGTGATATAGTTTTACACCACTAAATCGCCTTGCAGTTGGTAAATTAAGTATTAAATAATCACCACTAATTGTGGTTCCACCTGTAGTATCTGCTCCTAAATTATTTGTTCCAAGATATGTATCATCTACACCGTAACCTGCTTGGGGTCCATCATGTCCCTGCTCTCCTTCTCCTGCCCAACGATTAGTGACGTCGTTATTGGCAATTCCATTAAATACTGTCCATTGGCGATCATCTGCCCATCCACCAGGATGAAAAGAAGAAGCTTCGACTGAATATCCATCTTGTGAATTTGATGTCAAAGCAAGTGTTGGTTCGGTAACAATATCGTCTACATAAGTAATACTATTTATTGGAACATTTCCATAAACACCTGAGCGATGATAAAAACTAATACCCCAATTTTCAGCATCATTTGTTAAATTAGGTTCTGGTAGTTGTACTTCGATTGAATATGTTTTACTACTATCGAGTCCCGTTACATGAGTTGTAGAATCCGCAAGTATTAAATTACTGGACTCTAAAACGTATACATATGGTAAAATACCCGTAGTATCAATATCATGATAGGGTACATCAAATTCAGTAATATTTGAAACTTCAAATATTAATTTAGCATCATCATAACTTGGACCCCCTCCATCGGTGAATGATACACCAGAATCAATTAATGATTTTTTAGCTGATAGTCCAGTTAAAGTATGAACAGAATTACCAAAATCGATAGGACCAGTTGATGAAGTTATTGTTTGTGATTGCCAACCTAATAGTGTAGTATCATAATTAGAATTAGATAAGGTGACACCGTTTAAGAATTCAGTCCAATCAGTACAATTTTGAACATTAAATGTTGCTAAGGTTTGATCAAATGATGTTGCATTCTTAAACATGCCAGCCATTCTAGTCACTTGAGAAGTATTCCATGTATTAAGCGTTTGATTAAAACTGGTAGCTCCATTGAAAGTATTTCTCATATCTGTGACGGATGATACATTCCAGTTTGTAAGCAATTGATTAAAGGTAATTGCATCCGCGAAAGTGCCATCTAACTTAGTTAAGCTTGTTGTAGTCCAATTATCAATATTTTGATTAAAGTCTCTGGCTCCTTTGAAAGTTTCAGTCATATTCGTAACATTCGATACATCCCATGCTGAAATATCCGAATTAAATGTTAATTTATCTTTAAACAAACCTTCAAGTGTTGTTAACTGAGATACATCCCAAGTATTAATATTACCATATGCTTCTATTGCAGCAGCTTGATTAGTTATCCAAAAATCTACAGCGATTTGTAAATCATCAAGGGTATCAAATATATTAGATGCTTGTAGGAGACTGATGTTGTCTAAAAATATTGTACTAAGAGCTTCAGATTGTAAAGCATTTTTGAATGTCAATGTTTTTACAGTAGGTGTTAGAATATTGTAATGTTTTGAAAATAGTTTGAATCCGTCATCTGTTGTAATAAAGGTTTCATCAATGCCTTTTAAATTAACAAGTAATGGAATATTATTACCATATGTTGGTCTACATGCTGCATAAAACTTCAAAACATAATAGTCTATACCAGCTTTATTGAAATCAATATCTTGAGTGATTGTAGCATCTTTACGACTTAATCCTAAATAGTATTTATTAGTAAATGAATATGATGTTGGAAATGGTAAATTGCCCCACACAGCATCATTATCTTTATGTATGGCAACAACATTTGAACTATTCGAATTAGATATAGACCAGTTATCAATTGATGTTATATTTTCAATACCCCAATCTGTAGAAGAGCCAGTAATGCTATTTTCCTCAAAATTACCATTAGAAGAAAATGAGTCATGATCTTCGTGAAAGATACAGATTTCAGCTATACTTGGTTCTCGCATTAACAAATTTGGCTTATCAATAACGATTTTAATTCCAGTTAATAAATGGATAGAACTAAATGTAAAATATTTGTATTTAGGAACAACAGTGGCCTTACGATAAGCGCCTCCTCCGTATTCTATAAATCCACCAATATATGTCCAACTACTATTATCAGTATTTTCATCTGGTGAATCTATATCTGTACCATAAATTTTGTATATTCCTGTAATTCTATCATTTATAATCCAACCAATTTTGATTCCCATTACTTCTGTAAGATCAAAGGATAAACCGATAAATATTGAGCCGTCAATACCTTTATTTGAATTTGCAACCCAAGCGGTAGTTATGTTTTCATCTTTAACAGAATCTTTAGAATATCCATTTCTTGTACCGCTTGTAAATATTGTTGAATTTAATGACAAATTGATACGATTATACAGAACTGTTTCAGCATTATTTTCAACAAGACTTACATTTTCATCTCTAAAATCTGATGGGAGTTCTGGTTCTGGCTCTGGTTCTGGTTCTGGTTCTGGTTCAGGCTCTGGTTCTGGTTTAATACTAGCCATAACTGGATCTTCCATAGAAGTATCCATTGCGTCTATAGCAGCATCAGTTAAATCTGCTGAAATACGAGTACCGCGTCTTTGCATTTTCATCTGAAGTTTTTTCATACGAATACGGGCTCGACGTCTTGCCTGTTTATCTGCAATAGGAGAAATAGGTTGACCAAATAAATGTTGATTTCTATTTCTAAGTATAAAACGTCTCATTGCGCGTCTTTTGTCTAATTTATTAAAATTAGTAGTATTTACGCTATTATCATTTGGTCCAGTACCGTATCTTCTCCTTGAAATTTTTTCAATCATTTGTTCCATAGCTCCACCAACCGAATCATCTGCCAAATCAATTGTTTCAGATGCATTTGACTTAGTTTTAATTACGTCAGCAATACCTTTAAAAACGCTTGGAGATATTTCTTGAGAAGGTGCTTCATTTTCTTCTGTTGTTATATCATTTAAAGACATTGCTGCGGAATTCAATTCCATAACAAAATTTAACAATTCATCTTTTTCTGTATTATTATGGTCATCATAAAGACTATTTGCATCAATACCAAATGTATTATTAATATCTTGCTTTGCAGTAGCTAATGCAGTAGGATTGAATCCTGAAGCTGATTCTTCAATTAGTGTATATACAAGTGATGTGGTTGGAGTTACATTGAGTGTTTCTACACCATTATATATATAGTATCCCGACAATGACATTGAAGGAGATGCACTAAATGGGTCATTTTCATCAACAAGAGTAGTATCAATAGCATTACCTGATTCATTAACTGTTTTACAAACGAATTCATCTCCAACTTGTAATCCCCATCCTGGATGAATCACCACTTTTCCTCTGTCATCTGTAATACATGGTGGTTCAAGTGGTAATGTATTAATAACATTATTATTAACAGCATATGCACGAACAGTCATATCTTTTAAAGGACCACCTGAATTATTAATTTGACCATTATTACCAGTAATCCACACATTCCATCCTAATACGAAGCTTGTATCTACAGTAGCATTTTGAAATGGCCCATGAAATGATATATTTGATTGGTCAATTATATCGATATTTGATAGGGTATTTGTTGTTGGAGCTACAAAGTTTAATCTTAGTGTGTAATATATCATTAATTTGTCGCCATTTTGGAAACCTATAGAATTGGTTTCTTCTGGTACAGCAGAATGATGTGTTAAACCTGACCAATAAAAAACTTCACTTGGATTAGTTGCAGTTGTTGTAACATCATTAAGTGCTTGTTGGGTTTTGTTAATTATGTCTGATACAACTGTAGTAGTTCCATCTGTATCAAAAAACAGCTTATTTTGACGAAAAGATGGGTCTGTAAAATCCAAAGTACTAGTATTTGTTGCATCTGTAAATATTTGTTTAATAACACAATTAAACAATGCTCCTGCCAATATTTCTTTTGGATCCGTATTTGAATCTGTAAAACTATTATTATAATCATTTTCCAGATAACTAGGATCCAAGTTCAAATAATTTGGAACCGAGCTTGAATCTGATACTAAAAATTCAGCACCAGATGTATGAGTTTGAATATCATTAGCATTTATGCTCTTTGATACATTACCATTAATTCTGTCAATAACTATACTTACGTCAGTTAAAGAACCAAAATCAATGATTGCAAAATCAGACTCTGCAAACTGTCCTGAACCTATTTCTAAATCAACCTTCGGATAGTTTACATCATTAAGAGAAACCGCCGTCGGAAATAAATAATAGGTGGGCATATTATATATTGATATTTTATAGGCTAATCGTCAATTTTAGTTAAAATTTTAGATGGTAAAATATTTAAACGATTTGATATATTTTTCTCAAAAATATGAATAATGTGCATTTTTTGTTCATGTGAAAGATTTTCATAATCAATATTAAATTTTAATATTATATATTCATCCACGACATTGTCGTAATATTGCGGATTGTTATTATATGCAATATAATAACTTCTAAACTGTTGTGAAAGATATTGCTTGAAAAAAGATTGTTGATGTTCTATTATAGGATTGATATGTAATTCTGTTGAAAGATTCTGAGAAGTATCCCAATTAGCGAATGAAATATTATTGTTACCTTGTGATATAGAATATCCTCTTAATTGTTCTGAAGCATTTTGTAAAAAATAACTTGTTTGGTCTATTTCTGATTTCATCATTAGTGAGTTATTATCAATAGGTGCTATCGCTTTTCCACTAAATATTCCATTATTATTGAAAATATTGCTTGTATAATTTTGATTTGTTAAGAAAGCCAATATATTTGCTACATCATTCAAACTGACATTATTACTGAAATCGTTATTTTCTCCGTATATATATGATAATATTCTTGTTGCTTCTAATGTAGATATAGCCATACTTTATGTGAATATTTATTCATAAAAGAACTCATATAATAAAGACAATCTTCTGTGTAAAAAATTGTTTTTTGCTTTGAGATAGTTCATTTCATTTGTTAGTTCATCGCAACGAATTTTAAGATATGCGTTACGTTCTTCAATTTCTCTAATATATTTGTTTTTTGCTGCTTTTCTATTCTCTTTCTTTTTAAAATGAAACTTTCTAAAAAAAGAGTAAAAATCAGACTTAGATATATTAGTACTTGTTTCATCATAAGTACTAATTTCACATATATCCTTTTTAGATAAATCTTCTTGTAACATATTATAAATAGAATTGTGTTAAGTTTATAAAGATAACTTGATATAGTTTTTTATGGAAAACAAGCCAAAATATGTTATCATAACAGGGGGAGTGTTATCGGGACTTGGAAAGGGTGTTGTAAGTGCAAGTATTGGTTCAATTTTTACAATGATGGGATTAAAGGTAAATATAAAGAAATTGGATCCGTATCTGAACGTAGATCCTGGAACACTAAACCCGATTGAACATGGTGAGGTATTTGTAACAAAAGATGGCACTGAAACTGACTTGGACCTTGGATATTATGAGAGATTTACTAATATTATCACCACACAATCAAATAGCACATCTTCAGGTAAAATGTTTAAAAATTTATTAGAAAAGGAAAGGAATGGTTGTTTCTTAGGTAAAACTGTTCAAATGATACCACATTTCACTAATGAAATAAAGTCCTTTATTCAAAAAGATTCTCAGAATTATGATATTATTATATGTGAAATTGGTGGAAGTATTGGTGATATTGAGGCGATGCCTTTTTATGAAGCTTTAAGACAATTACGTTCAGAGTTAAACTTATCTGATTTTTTGTTGGTACATTTAACATACATTGTTTTTTTCGAAGCAACTAAAGAATTCAAAACAAAACCAGCACAAAATGCGATTAGAGAACTGATGAAAACGGGATTATGTCCTGATGTTTTGATATGTCGACATGAAAATATTATTCATGAACATACAATAGATAAATTAAGGGAATATTGTAAACACATAGTGGATGTACCTAATGTAGATACGATATATAAGATTCCAATGATGTTTATTCGACAAAATATGCCTCTATTCTTTTCAAAACATTTTGAGTTAAAAAATGAAATTATAATGAATACTGATAAATGGAGCAAAATTGAAAAGAGTATTATTGAAACGACGAATTCTTCAAAAAAGATTATAATTGGGATTATTGGTAAATATGTAGAGTTAGAAGATGCATATTGCTCTTTATTGGAAGCTATTTACCATGCAAGTGTTCATATTAAATGTAAAATCTGTTATGAGTGGATTGACTGTCGTAATCTTGAAAAAGAACTAAAGATAATTTCAGAAGAAAGCAAATATACTTTCATATGTTCGAAGATGCGTAATATAAATGCCATAATAATACCTGGGGGGTTTGGGAATACAGGTATAGAGGCGATGATAGAATGTGTTCATGTAGCAAGGAAATTAAATATTCCTACTTTAGGAATATGTTTAGGATTACAAGTGATGGTTGTTGAATGGTTAAGGAATGTATGTGATATTAAGGGTGCAACATCTGAAGAATGGAATACAGATAAATCCAAGAACGAATTAACAAATGTAATAGGTTTATTAGAAGGTCAAAATACTAATAAACTTGGTGGAACTATGAATCTTGGTTCGTATAATATTATTCTAAAAAAAAATAGCATAATATATAATATTTATGGTAAGAAAGATATAATCAGTGAAAGACACCGACATAGATACGAGGTTAAGGGAAATATGGTGGATAATTTAGAAAGTTCTGGTATGATTGTATCAGGTTATAGGAAAAATGAAAATGGTGAATCTCTTGTGGAATCGATTGAAGTATCAGATAAAAATCAGAAATGGTACATTGGTTGTCAATTTCATCCTGAATATAAATCTTCTATATTTAATCCTCATCCTTTATTTGTTAACTGGTTATCATCTTCTCATAAAATTCTTACAAATCATGATGATGTTATAGTGATAGGTTCTGGACGTTATCCTATTATCTAATTCATAAAATTATTTGGTTGTGGGGTATCATCCATATAGTCTTCAACATGGGTTTCTTCAACAATTACAGGTGTAACTGAATTACTTTTATATTTGACTGAAACTGGTCTGGAACCATCTATAAATACTATACCTCTTTTTTGTAAACCTATTTGTAAAGAACGATATAAATCGCTTGTTAATTGTCCAAAATCACTTTTTTTATCTTTCAAACCAATTGCAATATCTACTACTAAACCTCGCTGGTCTTGTTTTGTATAACTTATCATTATGTCATCTACTTTTTCATTTTGTTCTAAAATTTCTTTTATCGATTCCTCAACTATTTTGATATCGTTTCTATGAGAAATAAGTAATGGCATATGTAATTTAAAATCCTTATAACGATACATACTCTGAACGGATTCCGTCCACAGTTTACTATTTGGTATTTCAGTTGTAGTTCCAGTATAAGGATTAACTATTTTTGAATAAAATGCTTGAATATCTTCAACGCGTCCGAAACGATTATCAACACTAATATAATCACCAACTCTTATTTTATCAAATGTAATCAATAAAACACCACATGCAAAATCTCTTAATGGCTCTGTAAATGCTAATGGTAAAACAATTGATAACACCCCAAGACTACTTAGTATATAAATCGTACTTATTTTTGATATTTTCGCAGCAACAATTAATGCGCAAAATATCATAATAAAACGGATTAAGATTGTTAATACACCAGAAAGAACAAAGACATTATATTTATTAGCCTTTTTGCGAGTTATAACATGATTAAGTGTAGATGCGGCGTAATCAGATATTGGAAATATGAGAACAACGATTATGAATGAGACAAAATATCTGACTAATAAATCTGTAGCGACTACTGAATTAATTTCACTACCAACATCTGATGTAAATTTCGTTATAGATACGGAATCTTTATCTGTATTCATTACCAATAACCAGAAAATAATACCAATATAAAATCAATATCAATTGTTGGTGCAGCAATATGACATTTCTTACTTGAAGAATGATGTTTTAGATGTTTTTCAGGAGTTACCCACCATTTTGGATATAATTTGCTGATATTATCAATCGATGGACAATGAATCATAAGATTACATATTGATATTATACTTGCTGATGTAATTAATTCAAAATTAGAAGGATATATTAAATAACTACCAGCAATAAAAGGTAACATATATGCGAGAAAATATTCAAGAGGGGATACCGCCATTGCTACAACTGGCGTTACATATTTGGAATATGTATGATGAAACTTATGTATAAACCATAAATACTTCTTATGCATAGCATTGTGTGCTAACCAATATCCACAAGAATGTATAATCAAAAGGGATGAAATATTAACTAAATTTTCTGTTATAGGATGTATATTATTATCGACTAGATTCTCATTAACAATATAATATACGAATGGACCAAATATTACTGCATTTACAGTGCTATGTAACCAAGCATTAGTATAACTATAAATACCGTTGTGATTAATTAATTGAAAAACTAATCTTAAGTTTGTTAATTCTAAACAGGTAACCATAAACATTGTTCCTACTCCTAAAAAAATTCCGCTATTTGTGAGATATGTCAACATATTAGTGTAATTTTACTTATTTTTATAGACATTTTGGATACATTTTGATACATAACATTTATACTTAATTAATAATGTTCAACTACTTCACCACATTTATTGAATTTACTAAATTACTAATCTTCTTTCGACAAGAGTTATGGAACATAAACGATTTGGATAATTATTTTATTGATACAAATAACGTTGATTCATTTCAGAAAAAAGTAATTAGTTATGGCATTATATGTATTAAAATTTGTCAATGGATTTCCCAAAGAGTTGATATTCTAGGTAAAAATACTATAAAAACTCTTGAATTTTTTCAAAAGTCTGTTCCAGCACATTCCAATTTATTTGATAAAGATAGTCCTCTTAAATTAGGATTGAATACTAAATTTAGTTATATTGACAATGTGTGTATTGGTTCAGGTTCTATATCTCAAGTTCATAAGTGTATATCTATTGATAACATACACGGTGTGATCAAAATTACACACCCAAATGTGAAAGAGAATATTGATAAAAATATTGATTGGTTTACAGCAATTGTACCAATAATTAATATAGTTTATCCACCAACCAATATTTTGAATCTTAATCAAATGATATCAACAATAAAAATACAAATTGATTATTCATTTGAAGTTAAAAATCAAATTTTACTCAAACAAATTTTGTCAAAACTGGAATTTGTTATAGTACCCGAAGTATATGATTATACTCATAATTACATATTTCAAGAAATGTGTTGTGGATTATCCAGACAAGAAATTGAAGAATCTTATCCAGAATATTTGATAGATATGGCTCAAAAAACTCAAGCGGCATATTTCTGGATGACATATTGTGGCTATATACATACCGATTTACATGATGGTAATGTATTTTATCATATTGATAGCGAGGATGATAGCAAGAATAAGATTATAATTGTAGATTTTGGACTTGTTTTTGAACTGGATGAAAAGAAAGAATCTTCACTACATATTAAAAACTTTCGATATATGAGTCAAAAAAATAATGAGGGTTTGCAATTAATGATTAAGGAATCATTAGACAAATTTCTTTATTCTGAAAAAGAACTACAAAAGATTTACTCTCGAATAAATAGTTTAAATCTGGTAGACAAAGACCTTAAAAATATGAATATGGTTGAATATGCAGATGATATACTAAATAAACTAAATGAAACAAACGCTATTCTTAGAACACCAGAGCTATATTGCTTTCTTGGTCTTATTCTTGTATGCCGAGAATTTCGAGATAATGATGGTAAACCATTCGATGTATTAATATCAAGTATGAATCTATTACTCAATAGTAAAGATGAAGAAGTTGCAAAATATGCTAAAGAAGTAAATAGTTATATTTCAAATATTTGGTAAACTCTTAAAATTGATAATATCTGATAATATAAGATACCATCGCCCATTATCATCCGCTTTTAAAGGAGTAATATCTAATTCTGTGTCTGATTCTTTTGCAAGAATTTGTAAATGTTCTTTCATAAAACCAAGTTCTATATTTGAATCTATACTTGGATTGTGAATTATTTTCTCTATAATTAACTTATTATCTGAACTTACCTTCACAAAAATAAAATATAAGGGAATTTTTTCAGATTCAATGATAGGTTCATTATCATTTCTTGTTATTTTATGTTGAGAATATGCATCATCATTTAATGGTATCCACCCAAAAATGACTCTATTTGAGCTTGATTCATTAATTATATCCAGACTATCATATAAATTCTTTGCGAATGCTTCAAACATAAATTTATCTGGTCCTGATAGTTCTGATGATTTTATAATTGCGTATTCGTGTAATGATTTACATATTATTTTCATTTGAAATGGAGTATGTCTACTAAAAACATGTTCAAGGCTTTGGATTGCCATACTATGTACACAAAAAAATCCAGAAATAAACAAGTAAAATACTATATACATAATACTTCTTATATAACTGACCTTAAACTCTATATAAAGGAAAAACAGCAAAATCTTTCTTTTATCCTTTTTTCTAATTGAATATTCTTGTCCATCATATCTCCTAAATCAATTCTATGTTTCTCTAAATTATCGTTCATCTGATTAATCTCCCTATAATTAGAATCTAATTGATCTTCTGCGTTTTTAAGAGCAAGATTTATAGACAATTTTTCACTCTTTGAAGATTCTAACTGATATTTTAATAATTCTAATTCTATATTCAACTCTTTTATTACTTTCTCATATGCGTTTGTTGCCTCTTCAAAGTCTCGTGTTGTATATACATATACATCTTTCTTATCTTCTGGATTCTTCAAATCAACATTTTGCGAAATTTTATCAAGTTTTTCAACATTATTAATATGTTTCTTTGTTTTCAAATGTCTCTTATATTGCTTTTCTGTAGCAAAACTGGTAGAACATAAATTACATACAATTCTGCTAGACATACTCTATATTTATGGGTATTATCTTAATATTGTTATCTAATCTACATCTTCCATTGTTGAATGCTCTTCTTCAACGTTATCTTCCAATGGAGGCAAATCCTCTACTTCATCATCAGAATCTAATTCATCTTCATCAATAGACAATCCTAACTTAATCAAACGATGAATTCTGGTAGCAAATATGCTTGGTTCTTCCAAACTAAATCCAGAAGTCAGCAAAGATGTATCATATAATAACCATATGAGGTCTTTAACTGTTTTGTCTGTTTCATCACCTTCTACCTTTTGTCTCAAACAGCTAATAATTGGATTACTGTGATTAATTTCCATTGTCTTTTTAGAAGACATATACCCACCTTGAGTGTCATTTCTCAAAGCTTGTGCCTTCATTATTCTTTCCATATTTGCAGTCCAACCATATTCACCTGTTACAAGAATACAAGGTGAATCAGATAATCTATTGCTGATTACCGCCTTCTCAATTTTATCTCCCAATACTTCCTTAAACATATTACACAACTTTTCATTTGATTTTGTAAACTCTTCGAATTCCTTTTTCTCTTCTTCGGAATCATCAATTTTTAAACCTTCCTTTGTTACACTAATCAAAGTTTTACCTTCATATTCTTTGAGTTGCTGTACACAATACTCATCCATAGGATCGGTCATATATATCACCTCATAATCCTTCTTTTTTAGTCTTTCAATAAAAGGAGAGCTTTCTACAGCCTTTTTTGATTCACCAGTAATATAATATATTCCTGGCTGATTTTCCGACATCCTGCCAATATAATCATCTAAAGAAGTCATTAAATCACCCGATTTTGTGGTATTATATCTTAGAAATTTTGCAATCTTTGAACGGTTGGTTGAATCCTCATGGACTCCCAACTTTATGTATTTATTGAATGATTCGTAAAATGTTTTGTACTTTTCTTCATCATCAGCAATTTCAGTAAACAGTTCTAAAGACTTTTTAATCAAATTTTTGCGAATAACCTTTAGAATCTTATTTTGTTGAAGTGTTTCTCTTGAAATATTCAACGGTAAATCTTCAGAATCAACAACACCTTGAAGAAATCCAAGATATTCAGGCATCAAATCCTCACAATTTTCCAAAATAAACACACGCCGCACATACAATTTTATTTTATTGTATTTTTTCTCATTCCCCCCGTTAAACATATCAAATGGAGCCCTTTTAGGTACAAACAATACAGAACGAAATTCCAACTGACCTTCTACTGAAAAGTGTTTTACAGCAGAATGTTCTTCCCAATCATTTGAGATTGACTTATAAAAGGATGCGTATTCTTCATTTGTTACTTCATCTGGTTTTCGCATCCATATCGGTTTCTGACCATTAAGATGGTCCCATTCATGAGTAACTTCTTTAATCTTCTTCATTTTCTTTTCCTTCTTTGTCTCCTCCTCATCAACATCCTCTACCTTTGGAGCATCATTCTCATCATTTTCCTCATCCTCCTCGTCATCTTCATCATCCGTAACCTCTTTTTCGGTTGTCTTCTCAACATACAATTTAATTGGAAAATCTACAAACTCTGAATGCTTTTTAACAAGCTCTTTTAGTCTATTCTCTTCAAGATATTCCACCATATCTTCCTTTAGAGTAAGTACAATGCGAGTTCCGCGACCAATTCTCTTTGCTTCTGGTTCATCTGCAACCACCGTAAAAGAACCTCCTGCAGTTGATTCCCAAGTATATTGTTCATCTTCGTTATTCTTGGAAGTAACTGTTACTTTATCAGCAACTAAATAAGCAGAATAAAAACCTACACCAAATTGACCAATCATAGATATATCCGCACCAGCAGTCAAAGCTTCCATAAATGCCTTCGTACCTGATTTAGCAATTGTACCAAGGTTATTTACCAAATCAGATTTTGTCATACCAATTCCAGTATCACTTATTGTTAGTGTTTTGTTACCTTTATCTGGAGTAATCTGAATCTCCATATTTGATTCTGATTCAAGAACCGATGAATCTGTTAAAGATTGATAACGAATCTTATCTAATGCATCCGAGGCATTGGATATTAATTCTCTCAAAAAAATCTCTTTATTAGAATAAAAAGTATTAATAATCAATGATAGCAATTGATTAATATCCGCAGAAAAAGCAAAAGTCTCAACGTTAGTATCAGCCATTGTTATATTTTATTATATTCGCCATTTCTTTATATAACTATTATACAAAATCATATAATATGACCAGTATATGTATTTCTAAATGGATTGACTATAATATTGTCTGTGCTCAAGATTATCTTATTCAAATCATTATTGATTTTCTTTCTACTTCTGATAACATATACTCCACTTTTCTAGAACACGTTACTCTCAATAGATTCATTGGATTTGACAACAAAGATTTAATTACACACTATTTTCACAAAGCTACAAGAAATAGGTTCATAGTCCATCAATTTATAAGATATTGGATATTTAAACGAAAAAATTTACATTATATCAATGATACAGACCTTTTATTAGAACCATTTGATAATACTAAAAATTATCCAACTATTGTTGATAATAGAGGAATTTATCGGTTTGGTTCAGGAGATATATACAAAATGTTTATTTCAAATTTGGAATATAGTGAATATCAAATGCCTCGCATATTACCTATCAAAAATCCTTGGTCCAACCAGATTCTTAACAAAACTCAACTATACAATTTGTTCATATCTTCATATCAATTACATAAAACACCATGGCTATTTATTGAATATGCTAAATTAGATTTTAATGACAAACTTTTATTAAGAAGACACAATAGTTATCTTTC